ATGATAACAAGGTTTCTTTGAAGACTACAAATGGAATTGCTGAAACAGAAATTGCATCTGCAATAGTTGTAGAAGCAATGAGAAATCTCAAGAAACCAGAACCAGATGGTAAATCTAAACTTGTATTAGTAGCGTATAACGACAAACGCAAACTAGAAGCCGTAAAAGAGGTTAGAGATAAACTTGATATAGGCATAAAAGAGGCCAAAGATCTTATCGATAAATGCGTTGGTAGAACAATGGTAGTACTATCAAAAGGATTAAAGTCAAAAATGAACGTACTTTTTGATAGATTCGATCCTTCTATTGTACAAGTTAAAATTGTAGATGATAAAGAATGGCTGTAAGATTATACGAGAAGCCGGACAAATACAATCCTGGCCCATTGATAGCGATTGTCATAATAGTAATGTTATTACTCATGACATCGAAGTGCCATGCGCAGCAAAAAGCAGCGATTGACACTATGGTTTGCAAGGTTGAATGTATTAAGCAAATAGTACAACAACCTAGTTCTAACGGTAAAACCGTTAAGTATATGGCTGCATACATTGATAAGTCAGCAGGATTCTCAGAGATTATCCCAATCTCAAAGAATGTTGTTGATTACATCAACACGTGCAAGCAATTCTCTATTGAGCCAACACTTGGTATTAGATTAAGAAACGGTGTGATTACATCTATTGTTCGTTATAAAATTAAATTTGTACGCAAATGAAGTTTCAGAAGAACGATGTAGTTCGCCGAGTTCTACCAAGTGGAACAATGGTTGGTGGTTTGATGGTGGTAATCACTGAAGCTGGCGGTAAATGTACAGCTGTTAGGGATGTATCAACTGGAAAATGTTGTATATATAAGTCAAGTAGTCTGGAAAAGCTAGAAACTACAAAAATTATGGTTGGAGAAAGTGATATGAATAAAATTGACGCTATGAAAGGAGCTGGTTCGTTCTACCACGAAGTATCCTATGTGTATGATAAATTATACGCAAATCCTACAAAATTTGTGTGTTTCATTCTAGTTAAGAACGGAGAAACTATACATAGAACATTTCATCTTGGAGAAGTATCTAGAGTACTACGAAAAGTTGGCGAAACCATTAAAGGTTATCAAGTCGTTCCAGTTAAAAAGCCAATGTATAAACTACAATTGATTGGTGAACTATGAGTAAAAAACTTAGTCCTGGCAGGATTTATAAAGTAAATAATGTCATTGTTAGGGCTAAACGTCAGTACAACTGCAAAGGTTGTATCTTTAATAATCCTTTTTCTTGTCCGCGAGTAAGCGACTCAAAAGATTTGGATGATAAAGAATTATTATCTTGCATTGAAGACGGAATCATTTTTATTAGTCCTTAATTATGGCAAAGAGAAAGAAGAATGGACAAATGTCCGAATCTGAACTTGAGTTGCGTCGTTTTCATAGCGATGTAAGAAAGCTCAAGAAAGTGTGTAGAGAGCATAATATTACATTATTGGAATTTGATGAAGCAATCAATGACGATGTATGTATATTGTCTCAAAGTGAATATGAAATTGGATCCACAAAAGAGTATATTAGCAGTAGTCTAGAATGTTATTTTGTGCATGATTCAGATTTCAGTAGAACTCAGCAATTATTAGATCATGAGTAGATTAGTATATTTAGGTGGAAGCTTAATAATTATGTTAGCTTCATTTTATCCACTACTTAGCCTTATAGATGCATTAGGTGGTGTACACGAGATAAGTACGCTTGCTATTGGTCTTATAATAGTATGGTTGGTAGTTGCTTTGATTTTTGGCCTTCTATTATTCTACTTCACGTGGAATGACATAATAGAAGAGGAAGAAGAAAAATATATTTAGTTGCATTTCAAGGGGGCAGTTTATACTGTCCCCAAGATTTATTAGGTTAAAGGCCTACATAACAGTTCAAGTCTGTATAAAATCACGCATTATAGCGCCCTGGGGAGAGTTTGGCAGCATCTAAGAAAGGGGTAAAAACAAGACGAAAAACTGCCATTTGATACATTAGCTCAGCTGGAAGAGCAATAGATTTTTAATCTATGGGTCATGGGTTCGAGTCCCATATGTATCACAAATTGCGTAGAGAGGCTAAGTCGTTTTGGACATGGGTACCAAAATGCAGGTGTTGGGCGGTAAGATAAAATTCCTTTCTTACAAGTTATCTACGCAATTCGGACTTGTAGCTCAGTTGGTTAGAGCAACAGATTGTTTATATAGCGGTAATGCTAATATGTGGTATGAGCGCCATCCTTATAAGATGGAAATAGTGGGTTCAACTCCCACTACCGCCACTATGAAAAAAGCAATATCTGATTATTACAAAAAGAAAGGCTTTGAATGTGTTTATATAAACATAAATAAAGAGCCAAGAAGAGTTGCTACTTTACATAAAACAAATTATAATACTAGTATGAGTTATGCAAAATATCTTTATACGAGTCATTATGAATGTGATGTAGCAAAAGGAGACGAAGTCGACCACATTAATGGAGACAAGATGGATGATAGGATAAAAAATCTACAAGTAATTTCTAGGAGAAACAATATTCATAAATCTCACACTAGAAAAGAATTTGTAGAATTAACGTGTCCTGTTTGTGGAGAAAAATTCTTATATGAAAAAAGAAATTTAAATACACATCCTAATCCTTGTTGTTCTAGAAAATGTGGTGGAATAAAATCTAATTGGTAATAAATAAATCAATCTGGAGGTCCTAGGTTCAAGCCCTAGCTGGTCCACAAACAACGCTGTTGTAGTTTAATGGTAGAACCCCTCACGAATGTGAGTAGGTGGAGGTTCAAATCCTTCCAACAGTACTAAGATGATTCCGTGAATCTTTAAAACCCGGATAGTTAACATTTGTTAAATCTCTAATAAATTATCAAAATGAAGAGATTATTTGAAAAGCTTAGCATGTGCTTAATCATGCTTATTGTAGCTGTCGCAGTGTCATCATGTGACTATGTGAAGCAGACAAAGAGCGAAATCAGACGCGATGATTCGCTCATGGTATCAAAGATGATGCAGGAAATTGACAATCCTACATTCGTCGACTATTCTGATGCGTTAACGTACCAGAAAACAGAAGGCCAGTGGAGACATCAGGATTCTGTGTTCTTCAGCATACCTGGAAAGGTTATGCGTGATGTTGTATCGGTCCTAGAGAAATCTGGGGAACCAATAACTAAGGGAAGCATATCCCATGAGTTTGAGGTTAACAAGCATGTGTATATGAACTTGCCGGACAAATCAGATCAATACAATATCTTGACTCCGCCAGACATTCCTAACACGGAAACAATTGATACCATTATTGATGGTAAGCATGTGCAGATTGTGCAATCCTCCAGTACTAACATAATGCCAAAGGAGGATTAGCTATGAAGCGATACATCATTATCTCTTACGATGGTTCAAGTTTGAACCCATCTGAAGTTATAGAATTAGCTTCACAATTGAAGGCAATTAAGCCTAGTGTCGTAAATGCTCATGCGTCTACAATGGATGAAACTGAAGTTAATTCCATTGTTATCCGCCACGCAGAAAACAAGAATGCTACAGAATTATCTGTAGTAGAATCTGCGTGTATCTACGTAAAAGAGAAGTTTGGCAAGTTCTTCAACTCAAAAATGAAGTTGTTGCTTGCATTGTCCGAGGCTGTAAATGACGAGCCTAACAACGAGTCTCTTACAAATGCTATCAAGGTTATATCTTGTGGCGTAAGTAAGAGAATGCGTGATTCTTATGGTATTTCTACCGATGTTGTTTGTGTATTCAAAATGGTTCAAGGTAACATGTAATTATGTGCAGAACAAATCGCAATACTAAAAAAGTGTATCGTCAACGTCACGCAGAAGCTAAAGCAAAAGCTTATAAGCGTGACAAGTTTCAGAACAAATTAAATCCTCTCGATTATGTGGAAGATCCCAGTACATACGACTAAGAAGGTAAAGGGCAAGATTGTCAAAACTTTGGCATTCGAGTCTAAATATCTTAGCAAAGATCAAGCTGAAGAAGCAAGATTTGCGCTCATTCATTTGGCTAACTGTGCCCACATTGCTCCATGCGATGTAACCATTAATTCTAATGGTGGAACACTTATTCCAAATCCATCTTGGAATGTGGGTGAGGTAACATATGTTAATTAATTTATTTACAAACATTTTAAATCATTATCAAAATGGCAAAAGAAACAAAAGGTGCTGCTAAAGAGCAGCAGAATGTATCAGCAGACAACGTAGTAGAGAAGTTGATGAAGGGCAACCTCGTCACAGACATCGCAGACAAGGCTGCGGAAGAGATCCGCCAGGACGAGGAGAAGCGCAAGATTTCTCAGGTCAAGGAGATCGTTAAGTGTGCTGATTATCTCCGCATTAAGGAGCTTCTCAATGTCCGCAAGGACCGTGCGAAGGCAAAGATTACTCTCGACATTCTGAAGAAGCGTACAGAGCTGTTGGCCCGTCTTCTGGGCAAGGACGAGAATGGTACCGCCGTTCCTGATGATCAGAAGATTACACCTAACGAGTTCCGCGACATGTCTCAGAAGATCGATGAGGATCAGCGTAAGCAGATGACCGATCTGAACAAAGAATACGAGAAGCACGACCGTGAGTTGCGCGACAAGTATCCAAACAGCTGGTATTATGCCAACTACCAGTTCGATCGCTTCTAATTCTTTTTCCGGTGCAAGTATCTTTGTATCACGCATACAGGTTCCCAGGTATTACAGGAGGGCTTTGTTGCCGGCTAATGAAAGAACCTAGGAAATGAATTAACATTTCTATCAAGTATCTTCGTATCACGATAGGGAAAAGAGATGTGAACCCACACAATAAATTGGGACAGTAGATCAAACAATATGTTTTGTGCGTATCTTTGTATCGGGGAGACTTGATTACTTTGAGAAAGTTAATCGAACCCTGCAAAATGTATCAAAAATGCTGAATATAGCCCTCTAAGTATCTTCGTATCATGAGGATTCCTATATATTTTCAACCATGTTCTAATGCGTTCTGAGGCGTTGTAGGAGATAAGTGGAGTAATTAACCACGATGCTGCCGAAAGCGCCTTAGAACGACTCTAAAGTGGTTTAAATCGAATGTTCTGACCGATCATCAGGACATTTACAAAGAATGTACAGTGTGTATGAGTTAATTTTCGGAGACTTGGGTTCGAGTCCCAAATCGTCCACGTTCCTCCTCCCTACGCTTAGACTCCGTTTGGGCAACCTAGGCATGTTGTAAAACTGCCCATACGGGCGATATTTGGTTTTGATCCGAGAAGGAAGTAAATACATTAAGCACTATACTATAAATTAAACGGCAATGTAAATAACATTGTAGACTATACTTGCGTAGCGTAAGTTTAGTCTAGGTGCTTCCTACCTAAGTGGAGAGAAGAAAGAAGTTGGTACCGTCGCCTTTTGGTTTGGGTCTGGGGTTCGATTCCCCAGCTTCTTCCTATTAGTTATGACAAAGGGATATAAAGCGATGATAAAGGATAGGTGTCCTTATGTCGTCGACATCGCATTTAAATGGTGTACAGAGTTTGGTAGACTATCAAATATTGGTAAGAAGCCACACGAAAGAATTAAGTATGCCGTTAAAACGCGATGGATAGACCGTGTATATCAGGAGAATATAGCAATCTATAACACTGGAAAAGGGAGACCTCGAACAGATGAAAAGAATGCGTCAATAAGAAAAGCTCTTGGGATCCACGAGGGGTTTCAAAATTTTAATTTTGCAGACTCTATAAACTTAGAATGTATTAACAAGACTTTCAATGCTGGAGAATATGCATTTTGGGTATGGGTTAATAGTTGGGTAGTATGGTTCCAAAATAACTATAAATTCCTAGATAACTATTACAAAATATCATGCAAATGCGGTAATATGGCTATATTTGATAATTTCTTGTCAGAGAAAGCTGGATTTCTAGATGAATATCTTGAAGATTTTTCTAAGTTTATTAAGAAAACATTTAATTAAACAAAATAAAAAATGGAGTATTTCCCTTTAGTACTTAAGCATCGTGTAACACACATGCATTTCGATCTCCCAGACAATATGGAGCTTATATTATCGATATTTCGTAAAGTGCATGCTAACGAATATATTGTAGAGCCAAATGTATTCTGTCATGGAGATTGGTATGACGATTTATGTCTAAAAGAGTATTCATGTAATCCTAGACTGAGATATTTATCGAATTGGATTATGCGGAAGTTAATTCTAGAAAACAAATTAACTTGGGAAACAGCACAAGTTAGAATGAGAATAGCTTCAAATATGCTTTTTCAGATAGGAGTAGTAACAGGAGGTAAAAATCTACTTGGTATACTTCAAAGTAATTTCGTCAACAATGTATGGGCAGTTCATAGACAAAAATTGATCTATGACCTTCCATTTTATCAGGGGTAGGGTGAGAGAGATCTCCCCTACTCCACAATATGGAGTATCAGCGTATCACTCAATCTGAGATTGAGACCATAAAAGAAGCTCAAAAGGGAAATGAGCTTGCGTTTAATAAATTGTTTAACCGTTATAAGGAGTTCGTTGACAACGTACTCTTTCATTACGTGAATGACATGGATGAAGCTAAAGATCTTACAAATGTTGTATTTCTTAAGGTTCACCAGAAACTCTCGACATTCACAGATTATTCGTCTTTTGGCGGATGGCTGAGAATTATAGCTAATAGAACAGCTATAGATTATTTGCGAAAGATAAAGGAAAAATCTATGGAATTAGGAGAAGATATGGGCCGACTACCCGTAGAATTAACTAGTTCTTCGGAAGAAGAAGATCTTGTCAATCTTCTTGAACATGAATTTCTTTTAAAGGAGTTTGAAAAGCTTCCTAAAAAGACACAGAAGATTTTTAATTTGTTTTACGTAGAGGATCTGTCAGTTGATGAAATTAGCAAAGTGCTAAAAACTCCTACAGGCACTATAAAAGCTGCGTTAAGTCGCACTCGTAGGAAAATTAAAAATAATTTAAAAGTTTAACAAAATGACTTCACTTTTATTATTGATTCTCTCAATTTTTATCGCTCTTGGTTTCGCAAGATACAACAAGAGTAACAAGTTGTTCTGGATCATTCTTGTGAGTCTCTTGCTTGGTTTTACTGGTAAGAGTATGGTCAACAGTGCCTTTGTTGACCATAAAAGTGAAGCCAGCACAGTTAAATCTTCTGCAACTCCCATGCTGGCACCGACGTGCTCACTTCAGGCTTTGGAACCCTCAGAGGGCGCTGGTACAAATGTTGAGACAAAACCAGCAGGTAAGGATACAGTTGTAGTAGATACTGTTGCTGCGCTTAACTTGGGTGAAGACGAGCATATTAAAGTGCTCACTAAGCCTCCACAAGATTGGTTAAAAACGAACTTTATATTCGACACAAGTTGAATCTAAGTTAGTTGCCCAGAATTTTATTAATTAATTTTAGTATTTAACATTTTTAAAACATTATCAAAATGGCTAACAAAAAGAACAAGGGTAACGTTAAGGTTGCCCAGAATAACAACAATGGTGATAACGGTGTAAACGCAGCTGTTGAGGCTGCAGCTATGCTCACAACAACAGGTGGGTCAAGTATGGACCGTAATCATCAGGTAGACTTGTTGAAGATGGCTCATGATCGTTTCTTCTTGGATGAGAACGCTTCAGAGCATACTGGCATCCCACAGGGAACCATCGACAAGCTCAATCATATTAATGCTCTTGGCATTGCTGTATGCATATGCAATGAGGTTAAGTATGGTACTAGTGACTTTGCAACAGTGATCCGTAAGTCTGCACTTCCGGAGCTTACTGAGGCTATGAACGAGATTGGTGTAAAATTTGATGAAACCAAGCTCTTGCCTTCGACCGAAGATGCTGAAGCAGTTGAGGTTACAGGTGCAGCTGTACAGGTTTCAGAAGAGACTTCTAAGAAGCTTGAAGAGGATGCCAAGGCTCGTGCTGCCACAGCAGGCAAGGTCTTTGATCCTACAAAGATCAAGGACGAGGAAGAGCTTAAGGAGGCACTGTCAGGCTTCCTGGCTATGAATCGCGATTCTAAGCTTATGGACAGCATTATGCAGTGCGTAAACTTCTATAAGGCATATCGCTCTATCGAAGCTAAGCGTGCTATTGAGTCTGCTGAGAAGACTCTCAAGGACACCAAGGACAAGAAGTATAAGGCTAACGCTGAGAAGGCTCTTGCTTCTGCAAAGAGCAATCTTGAGCGTATCAACAACATGAGCTTCCATGACGTGTTTCGCGAGGTTGTTAACCTTACGGGTCGTGTCGGAACTCTCACTTATGGAATTGGCGCTCACCTCTTCAATGTTACCGCTACGTCAGGATCTCCTGTATCTGCGTTCTGCGAGCTTCTTGACCATTCTACAGACAAGAACACCGGTGTATGCAAGTATACCGATAATCAGATTGCAGACGCTGTAAGATGCCTTGTTCTTATCAGTGCTGATGAGGTTCGCTCTAAGGGTAAGATTCTGCTTGAGGAAGAGAACAAGCTTCCTGAGAAGGAGCGTGTTCAGGCTCACATTGATACAGCTAACAAGAACATCGCGTTTGCTGACAAGGCTACTTCGGCGGTTCTTGCTGCTCCAGGTGAGTTTGTTGAAACCCTGAAGAAGAACTTCTTGGATGGTAACAACTTCGCTAAGAAGACTGTTATCTCTATCAAGCGCGCATACTATCGCGATGTAGTTCCAGAGATGATGGCTAAGGTTAAGCCTGATTCTATGTTGGATAATGCTACTCAGTATGCAGGCATCATCTCTAATCTGTTCCGTAATCCTTCTGATCCACTCGCTGGTTATGCCAAGGAGAATATCATCGACTTGGCGTTTAAGACCGATGAGGAGATTAAGGCTGAGGAAGAGGCTGTTGCCAAGGCTGCTAAGGAAGCAGCTGATAAGAAGGCGGCAGAGGATAAAAAGAAGGAAGCCAAGGGTAAGGCTAAGGCTCAGGTAAAAAAATAATACGACCAATTAAGAAAGCTGGTTCACAACTAGTTGGTCGCGTTAAAAAAGCCTTTGATATCCAATGGCAAAGTGAACGTAAATAATTTAACTATCAAAGTATGAAAAAATTAGTAACAACGTTGTTAGGTGCAGCGTTTCTTGCGATCGGAATGAATATTGCAGACCTCAAGAATGTGCCCCTTCCAACGACAGTGCAAACAGTAGCAGCATCTACTGTATCGCAACCAATGGACCATTTACTTGGTCAGATGAATCGTGCTAATCCTGATACAGTGCATGATACCGTTAAGGTAAAAGTGCCTGTACCTTGTAATCATAAACAGTTGCCTGCAAAGACAATTGTTAAACGCACCGTAATTAAGAAGACAGATACGTCGTATGTACCACTTCTGTATATTATGGAACCTGGAGAAAAGGTCGACTCCACTAATCACAACTCTACCATTCGTAAGGGAGAGCTCCGTGATTATATCCAAATCGCCTCTAATGTGTGTAAGTAAACATAAGAACCCTACACACTATAATTAGGTAAGTACATATAGTAGATCCCATTAGTCTACGTACGAACATTAACTTGATCCGAGAATATGTTAACCCTGTCTTGCAGGGCGAGATCACTCAAAAGGTAGGATGAAATGTATCAAACATTGAAACAGTTTGATATAGGTAGGAGAAGCGTTGCATCAACTCCTATAGATTACACAGCTGGACTTGTGAGAACCGTCTGGAGACAAGCTGGATGAAGCTGTGTAATCTAAAAACGCATAAGTCCCAAGAAGGGCATAATGAACCGTATCGGAATTGTGTGTGATAATACTAAGCATACACGAACGTTACACGAGATGAACTATATTGGTCCCCAGTAGGTGAACAGAATTGCATACATGGTATGGTGCATGGTGCTGGAAGAACCGAGGATATCCCAAACAATATAGAAGTATTATTAAGCCGTAGGTAGTGTTTCTAGTGTCCAAAGCTAGTATAAAGGCCGAAAAAATTATCTAAGACGCAATATCGTGAGGATAATACTCACGGGACGTATGGTGAATACGTTGGCATATAGTCCTTGACGTTCGATTCGTCACAACTCCATTGAAGGGGTGCCAGGGATGAGGTGTAAGACGTCTGAGTTCATGGTAGACCGCCAGGCTTTTCTTGTTTATGCGGTATATAAAAGTAAAACAAGCACAAGGGTTGGGCAGTCCCTTAATCGAAGCTCTACGGGAGTATCGTACGCGGGTGAAGATCGCGGTGAAAATCTATTCCAGTTGTAATTAGGATGTTAGGCAATCCGAATTTACAGCCAATTTCCATGAAAATTAAATCGTTCATGAGACTATGATCGATGACTCCGTTACAGTCAAAGAAAATTGATGGAGAGCTATCCTAGAATAAGAAATAGCAAAATAGGTAGAAAGTTGATTCGAGATATATCCAGCCAGGATCATTTGACCTCCACTTTCATCCAAAACAATTTAGACCAATAGTTTATTTGTATTATGATATGCAATATTATATAGTCCCTACAGAGTAGTAAGCTGGTATATTATATATGCGTATATTGTATGCAAAAGATATAGACTATGAAAATCTAGAAAGTTTAAAAGATAACATGTTTAACAAAAAATTGATGTCCCTTTATAGAGTGTATCTTACGTTGTAAGTAAGGACTTGAGGTAAAGAAATCGAGTGCCAACCGATATGCCAACCATGCTAAAGTATACTGCGCAACAGTATATGTAAACACAAAGGTTCGAAGCAATACAAGAAGTTGATGGGCAGCTTATATTCTACGTTGTAAAACGACTGTGTATATTATATGTGTATACTGTCTCTATACATGTATATTACGTTTATAAGTGGGTGACAAGATGAAATGTATGGGTTGAATTCCCAATATTCGTGCACTATAAATAGGAGGTAGTAATACCGGTACAGAAAAATTGCAAACATCAGCAAAGATGTAAAAAGCCGTAAAGTCTGTGATGGGTTTGATCCTGAGACATTCCGATAACCAACCGCTGGGTATATGCCATAAGCCGAATACCGCAGTAAGGAGACCTAGCTGACAGTCGCTTTTAAGTTAGCAGTAGAGACCATCTGCTTTAATAACAATCGTGTAGGAATATCTTGTAAGTATAGTAAGGGAAATACGACCGAGATTCTACATATTTTCGTGGGTTATAAGGATTCTAAGATTCTATGAGTGTTAGTTGCTCTGCAAAATTTCACCAACGAAGATTAGAATAGTTAAGTTAGAAAAAACGTGAACAAAATAGCAGAAAATAGTTCAGCATTTGATTATGCAAAGAAAGCATTCAAAGCTTTAGACGATGGGCCTGGATAATCCAGTAAATGTTAATTACGTCATACGTACGTAATTCCTGTTACAAGTCTACTACCCTATTGTTGTAGTAGAAATAGTGTAACTAAGTCTATGAAAAGCGTCTACAATAGTAGAACTTTCTTTAGAAAACTAAGTAAGCAAAACAGTAACCGAGTATCTTCGTATCAGCGTTGCTTTATTCAATAAACAACGGCGAAGGTGTAGCCAAAATACACCATATTTTTTCAATCATATCGTTAGTTAATCAATAACGATATCAAAAAGGATATGATTATGTCAGAAATTAATGTAAACATCGTGGAAACAACTATTAAGTCAAATCGTACCCCACTGAGCTTGCTCGGTGCGAAAATGTTTGGTCAGGACGTATTTACTCCTCAGACCCGTATGTTCAACCCAGATCATGACAAGATTTTGGAGCAGGCTAAGCAGGGCTCTAATGTAAACCTCGTCCTCAATCGTTCTCCTCGCCGTTTTGCGATCGGCTATATTACGATTGAGTCTATGGCAACCAAGCAGAATGCAATCGGTGATGTCGTTTGCCGTCTCAATGAGGGCACCGACCATCAGATCGATATCCCTCTCGGTGAGAACAGCACCAAGTTTGGTGAGACCACAGAGGAGGCTGTTCAGAACGCTCTTAAGGACAAGAACTCTAAGGCTGTGTTCTCAGATCCTAAGGATTTGAGTGGCATTCTTAACGATCTTAACCGTGGTGAGATTGCTCGCCTTGACGCAATCATTGAGCAGGCTCAGAAGGCTAAGGCTCAGTGTTTGTCTGCCATTGCAGCAAACGAGAAGATCGTTGCCGACTATGAGCGTCAGAAGGCAGATTCTAAACCAGCTGATAAGATAGCATAAGTTCATGGAGGCTGTTTTAACAGAAAAGAGCGTTAAGCTTATAGCAGTAATGCTCTCAGAACCGAAAATTAAGGCAGCCGTTTATGAAAAGTTGGACCATACAGAGAAGTACAAAATCTATACCATCAACGATGATGGTAGTATCACTCTGGGTTCAACTAAATTCCATTTTTGGAACAAGATAATCGGCTGTGAGCAAACCTTACCATTCGAGAGCTTTGCTCTCAAGGTATGGGATGCACTAGTGAGTCTTTCCACAGGGCTTAACCAAAAAGCTATTATGGAAGGACTATCACAAGAAATTGTGATGAAAGGAGTTAAAGACAAAAACTTTAACTGGGTCGTAGAACGACTGTATGATGTTGCGACAAAAGTATGTCAGAATTCTAGCATTGCTGATGGCGTAGGAGCGGACCCTGCGGGGTCCCGGGTGTCAGGGCCAAGGCTTAACGCTCAGCAAGAGTATCCTGAGAAAATTGTTATCAATATCAACGGACGTAAAGAAGTTTTGCAGGTTAAAGACTGCATTGGTAAACCAATGATTGAGTTGGAGTACGGAATTGTAAATGCTAAACGAGTAATGCCATAAACAGAAACATTCCTGCGGGAATGGTGTATGAACTGCGAGCAGAAGAGTACACATTCATGCATGACGTTACCGTTATTGTTTGCAAGAAAGTGCAATAACAATATTATTAGTTTATATTAAAGGGCATCCTTAAAAGTTCTCTGCGGAGAATAGGTAATCCACCCTGCGGGGTAGGGTTACCAATGGATACCCTTTTATCCTTTATTACAGTAATATGTAGTATAGGAGCTAGGTAAATGGCTGATTCAAGTAAATTGTTTAATTTTAATCAAACTATATGAATAAGAAATCAATTAAATTGAACTCAGCAAACATTATTACAATTCGTAAGAACATTGATATTACTATCAATAAGTATTGGCGAATTATTCGAGCAGAGAACCTGATGTCTAAGAAGGCAATTGCAGCAAAGCAGGGTTCTGGCTTAGATCTCAAGAGCTTGTATAACCAGATTATACAGCTTAGTGAGAAGCGTATTATGATTAAGGGTATTTTGGTAGCTCTTAATACAGGTACTACAACATTCTCTTACGAGGATTTTAAGAAGACAAATAACTATAGTATTTTTGCAGCATGTGAGGCAAAGGAGGCTATAGCTCAGCTCAAGATGATCAAGACACTTGATCCATCAACTAAGGCAAAGAAGGGATTGAAGGCTATGCCTAAGCGTGAGGTATTCTCATCAGCTAAGATCGCACAGCTTATTCACGAGCAGCAGCTACTAGCAAATAAGTTTGACGCTAATCTTGAGAAGTTTAACAATGAAACTTCTATCGAGATTAAGGATGCTATTGCAGATAAGTTCGAGATGGATCTAGCGGTTTAAATACTATAGGTTCGAGACAAATATAAGGGTCGCCGAAAGGAGTAAGATCGAGGCTTACACGAACCACAAATAAGGAATCCCTTGCCTTAAAAACAACATTATTAACACATTAAATTATCAAGATTATGTCTAAGAAAAATAATAAGAAGAACCTCAAGAAGGTTCAGGCTAAGATAGGAACTACACCAGTTAAGGCTGAGGCAGCTAAGAAGGAAGAGTCTAATGCTGCTAATAAGACAATAGAGAACATTAAGAAGCGTCGTGCTGCTGATGCAGAGAAGGCTAAGAAGCATGCTGAACTCAAGGCAGCTAAAAAGAAGGCTAAGGCCGAGAAGGAAGAGGCTAAGTATGCTGCCTCTAAGGCTCGCGCAGAGGCTCGTCAGGCGCGTAAGAAGAGCATCATGGATAAGTTGATCGACTCCAAGAAGACAAAGGCTTCAGGGCCTGTTAAAATCACTCTGGAGGAGCGATTGAAGAAGCAGGAAGAGCGTCGTAATGTCGCTCAGGCTCGTCATATCGCATCAATTACCCGTCGATGCAAGCGAATGCATCTCAATGATGCTGATACCAAGAAGGTGGTAGACGTCGCAAAGAAACAGTGGGACAACGCTACTGTATACAATATAACAGTTGTGTGCGACTCCGTTCTGAAGAAGAAGGGAGAGCTCGAGAAGTTGGTCAAAGACTGCGGAATTAAGTCCGCGTGCATCACCAATTCTACAGCATTCTTTAAGGATGTGCCGGCAAATGTAGTAGAAAAACTACGTGACCTTGTAGGTAACGCTACGTTCTATCAGTATCGTTCTGATAACAAGTCTCCATTCGAAGAGGCTGGTATTGACGTATCTGCAAGTAACCACAACAAGCACAAGAAGGGAGGCGATCCTCATACCATCGAGTGTTCTAAGAATGCTAGTGTTAACTTCTATAATCTCCGTAGAGCTAAGAAAAAGGCTAAGGAGACACTTGAGAAGAACACGTACAACTTCCGTCACGGCTCTAAGGCTGAGGGACGTAAGCTTCGTCGTGGGCTCAAAGTTAAGGCTAAGGCTGTAAACAAGAAGCCTACACAGGTTAAGGAAGTTAAACAAAAGTCAGTTAAACAGGCAGCTTAATTATAGGAGGCAACGTTATGAATACCCAGAATAATCAATATTTGGACGATTATGTTGAAACTTATCGTGATACTAAAGAGAAGTGGCTTAAGGACTTTAACAAGTCTCACGGAACTACTTCTAAGTTCTGTAAAGAACATTGTATCCACGGTCTTTCCCGTAAGAGACCTTGGTTTGTACTGCTCAAGCGTAATTCGATCAAGATTGAATCTCGCAGAAAGATTGCGAAACTTAATCGCACTGAGCTCATGGAAGGATATGTTCAACACAAGCTGCAGAAGTGGGAGCGAAAGCACCCATGCCCAGTCAAGAAAGACGATTTGTTCTACGCGCAGCAGTTCCCGGTTTGGGAGGCTGAAAAGAATGCCGCAGAAGAACATATTAGAGACTTAGTTGTCGCTAAATATGACAAATTACAGCTTATTGGTAGATTTTCTTCTGCTAACGAGCTGTTCCACGAGCAAGAAATTGCTCAGATAAAAGACAATGGCGAAACTGCTAAACATGGAGGAGTAAACAATCTTCCAGAGAGCAGTAAAGTCATCAAGATGGCTCGTAAGGAGACAAATAAGGTAAAAGCAAAGCGCAGTAATCTTATTTGTACAAACCTTAAAGACCATCGCAAGAAGACAGGACGTATTCTGTTGCCAAACGCAAATAAAATGCGAATGGCAGCTTAAGGTACATCCTCTTCAAAATTGACCAGGACACCACTGGTCACCCTAGTGTGCTCCGAAAGGATATGACTGCGAGGTGCAAACCCTCACTAGGGACAATATGATAGAAATAAAACATGGCAGTGAAGAGCGCTCAGAAGACATAGAATTAAACCGTCATGTCCGCATGTTTTACGTATATTATATAGTCTGACGAGACGTGTACTATAGCTCAGTGGTCTAGAGCACCAGGCAGACTGCCTGGGGGTCATCGGTTCGAATCCGATTGGTACAACTATGATAGTAAAGGAAAGACCAGTAGTTCTATATGACATAGAAGTTTTTCCAAACTGTTTTCATTGTACTTGTAAAGATTCAGAGAATCATAACCTATATAAATTCGAGATATCCTGTCGAAAAAATCAACTAGAAGAACTAGTTGACTTCTTCTATACAAACAGAACTGATCACATAATGTGTGGTTATAACAACAAGCATTATGATGATATAGTTATAAACTACATCATACATTTCTGTAATAGAATGAAGCGACTAGGATACTCGAGAATTTGTAGTTCTCTGTATTATCTTAGTAAAGAAATAATAAGTTCGGAAAAAACAGACAATATTGATAAGATTAAACAGTATAAGTATGCAAATTACTTCTATTCGTTTGACCTTATGTTAATGCTCTATAGCGCTAAGCAACAGAAAAGCTTAAAAGAAATCGAAATACTTTTGCATATGCCAAATGTGCAAGAGTACGAAGGTAACTTTGATATGCAGATAGAAGAATGCGATATCGATGCTATGATAGAGTATAATGTGAACGACGTAGATGCTACTGAAGCTTTACTTAACAAAGTAAAAGAAGATGTAGAACTACGTCTTGAAGTTGAAAAAGAATGGGGGTTTGATGCACTATCGATGAGTGGTGTACGATTTGGAGAGGAAATACTCTTGCGAAAGACTTTAGACATTACCAACACAACAAAAGACGAGTTAAAAACTCGTGCTCGAAAAGTAGGAAACATTCGTTTAGGTGACATTATACTCCCATTCATACAATATTCTAACCCAAAGTTGAAAGAAGTCTTATCGGATGTAAAGAATGCTACTTGCAACGCAAGTAAGTCTGATAAGAAACAAGAAAACTATGAGAAGAAGTTCGTTCTCTCAAACATTTGCTACTCTATAGGCGAAGGTGGTATACACACCATCAATGAACCTAGAGTCTACAAACCTACAGACGAACAATTTATAGGACACTCCGACGTTACGTCTATGTATCCTTCGTTAGCCATTATAAACCGTTGGCTACCAGTTCACTTAGGAGAAGATTTTTGGAATGTGTACAACACTCTATACGAAGAGCGTTTGTCTGCCAAACGTAATGGAGAGTTATTAAAGTCTAAGGCATTTAAACAGGCTCTTAATGCTCTTACCGGAAAGATGCAACAAGAAAGTAGCTGGGCATATGATCCACTTAACGTATACAAGATACGTATAAATGGGCAACTTATACTACTTATGTTAGTGGATAAGCTTCTAGAATTGAATTGTAAGATTGTACAAGTCAATACAGATGGTGTCGTCTACATTGCTGACAAATCCGCCCGCTTCGCAATAGCCGATGCAATTAAGGAAGTTGAGCAATTAACCCAGTTGACATTCGAATCCGATGATTACGAGTCGTTTTATCAGTACGACGTGAACAATTACTTTGGTGTTCGCAAAGGATACTCTCAATCTGGAGATCCGAGACTGATAGAAAAGAAAGGCAAGTTTATCACAGAGATTGGTCTTAACAATAGTATGACACCAGTTGTTATCTCCAAAGCTGTGATAAACTATTTTTTGAACAAAGAACCGATAGACAAATTTATTAAGAAGGATAGAGATATCCGTGATTTCTTGATGTCACAAAGCGTAAATAAGGAATCAAAAGTTGAGTATGGAGAAAAACAGATTCAACGTATTAATAGATATTACGCATCAAATAGTGGCTACTATCTTATACGAGTCAAGGATAAAATGTATGAAAAACGTTCTGAAACAAGAATAACAGAACATGGAGTCCGAATTCTTAATAAGGTGGATACCACACCAATAGAAAACCGTCACCTGGATTACCAGTACTACATTAGCAAAGCAAAAAAGATAGCTAGTGAGTTTGTTAACCGCCAGTTGACAATCTTCGATGATTAATCGTTTATCAACGTATATAAGATGATTATTGAACTAAACACAAAACTCCTGGATATTCCAGGATTAAATTCAAATCAATTAATATTCCTAAGTTTGGTATTGGATAAGAATCAAAAAACTTATAATCAAGACGTCCGCAAAATTGTCAGCCTAGTTAGCGACGAAGAAATATCAAACTTAATTTCTCAGGGACTTATTACCTCGATCGAGAGAGGTAAGTCAATTACATATCATGCAACAGATGCGCTTAAGGATGTAGTTCGCCCTAAAAAGGACTATTTCGATCTATTCTATGAAATGTACCCAATATACGTTCTACGACCAGATGGTACAAAAAACTATCTAAGAGCCAACGTTAACAAATGTAGACATTTATTTAATGTCTATGTAGGCCAAAGTGAGGCCATGGCTCAACATCTTATTCAGTGTCTTGACTTCGAAATGAAGAAAAAGACTAACGAGGGTAAACTAAGTTATATGAAGACGATGTGGAGATGGCTCGTAGACCATCAGTGGGAAGAATCTGAGGAAGAAATGCAAGACAACTCTAAAATTGAGGAATCGACTTATGGAACAGAACTTATCTAATCTTATACGACCAATGTCAGTTGTAGCCCAAGAGGCGATAAACTACATATCTGGTCGAAGAGAACATTCTATAACTTCTCTTAAGACTAGATGGGCTAAGTTTAATAAGCAGTGTATGGGAGGTATTGAACCTAATACCGTTTACACCATAGCTGGTATTTCAGGAAGTGGAAAGAGCTCGTTTGCAAACGAGATCTCAACCGATATTGTTGATTTGAATCCTGATGAAGAAATAGTAATTCTGATTTTCTCGTTAGAGATGGTTGGATTTAGGCAGGTTGGAAGAACGCTTTCTAGTAAGCTTAGGAAAACGACTTCGACTCTGTATAGTTCGGAAACGGACCTTGATGACGATACCTTCAGAAAAGTCATCTCAGTATCTAATCAACTAAAGGAGTATCCTATATGGTTTGTAGATAATCCTACAACTCCCAAGGAAGCAGAAGATATTATTAGGTATTTCTATAATACATATGTAAAAGGTACTAATAAGCACTTTATAATAATGTATGATCACGCTCTATTGACAAAGCCGATAGGCAGTGTTATAGAGACCATGCAGGAACTCGAAAGAGTTTTCATAAGTGCTAAAAAGTACCCTATGACATCAGTGTTACAACTAGCACAGATGAATAGAAATATCGAATCACCAGAAAGAATAAACAATTTTTTGTCGCATTATCCTATGAGAAGCGACATTTCATCTGCTGACGCTTTATTTCAAGCTAGCGATTATGTTATAGTTATTCATAGGCCTGAAATTCTTGGAATACAAGAATACGGCCCGAGCCATTTACCTACTCAGAACAAGGTGTATTTACACATCTTGAAGAATCGAGACGCAGGAAAGCCCTGCATACTTGAATTCCAGAATGACTTAGCATATAACAACTTGATAGAAAGTTAAGCAATTAAAATTTAGGCTGAATTATGACAACATACGATATTAAGTTTACTGACAACAACATTAAGAACACTAACAATGGTAACATTTATTCTCAGATTCTCGATGATATTATTCTTTCTACTGTAAAGAAGAACAACTCTTATTTGTTTAACACAAAGAAGGAGGATGATCTGATTGATGCCATGTTCAACGAGTTGGATCATACTTATATCTACAAGCCTCTGAAGGGCGACACTTTGTTCGCAAAGGCTTGTGACATTCTTGCTAACTATGGCAAGAAGAAGAACACTATGAAGGGTATTAAGCTCGGTAAGATTTACCGTCTTGAGAATGGTCTCCCTATCATTTTCTATAATGATGAGATCCAGATTGGTACCGACATTTATAGCTATTCTGACTTTAGTGATTACAACTTTATCTCTTCACTTAGTCCAGAGGTTAAGAAGACAATCATTAATATTAACATTAAGCTTTAATTAAAACTTTTAGTATCATTGTATCATGAGTTTAACATTACCTACTAGTAAAATTCCTGCAGTTTCTGAAAACCCTAGACAATCCGGGGCTATAAGTGGTGACATTTATAGAAAAAACGTCTAATTGCTGAAACCTGTTTATATTATTTAACGTTATAAAACAAAAACGGGATAATTAAACACAATTAGCAGCTAAGTTATGGTAAAACAACAAACTATAGATAAATACACAAAGTTTATAGGAAAAAACTTTGGTTGTATACATGTAGACGATATAGATCTTTCTGAAGCAAATAAAAATAGAGTATATTTCTTTTGTACATGCAAATCATGTGGAAGAAAATTTCGCTTAAGAAGCGATAATCTAGAATCAAACTCAAAACATCTTGGATGTTCTAAATGTATTGGGAAATGGAGAAAAGCTCATTTTAAAGAACTTGACTCGAAAAAATTACCAAAAGACATTAGAACAAAATATTCACATTTTAAAAATAATGCTATAAAACGTGGTATAAATTTCGATCTTTCTGAAGAAGAAGTTTTATTATTATGCTCTAGTAAATGTTTTTATTGTGGAAAAGATAGATGTTTGGGTATAGATAGAATAGATAACTCAAAAGGATACACAATAGATAACTGTGTACCATGTTGTGGATGTTGTAATAAAATGAAGATGGATTTGCATCTCTCTTTCTTTTTGCAACAAATAGAAAAGATTTATTCGAATATAGAAACCATAAAAAGTTCATCGACTATTCCGAAAGGAAGTACATCCAAAGCTATTGTGGATGGAAATGGCGTTCATCTCAAATTTGAAAGAGATGGTGATATAGTCAAATCTGCATAGTGATATGCAGCAGTTTATAAGAGAACGTATATAGTGTAGCGAGCTATATAGAATACAAATGAGATATCTTATACTCTATGGTCTTCCAAAGGCTGGTAAGACATCTTGTCTTGCACAGCTGGATAACAACCTTATCATAGACCTTGAGGGAGGCTCTGTCTTCGTTGATGCGATGGCCATCCAGTGTCGTACGATCAATGATTTAGGAGAAGCAGCAAGTGCCATTCGTGCCAAGAATAAAGAAGTAGGTCATAATTTCTATAAGCATATCACTATTGACAATGCTACACGACTCGAGGATATTTGTATGAGCTATGCTTGTACACTCTATCGCCAGACTCCAATGGGTAAGAAATGGGACGGCACAGACGTAACAACCTTGCCTAATGGTGCAGGCTATAAGTATCTTAGAGACGCAGTAAAGAAGGTAGTTGATATGTTCCGAGATTTGTGTGACGAATTTATTCTTGTAGGTCACGTTAAGGACACCGTAACTGAAAAAGACGGTGTTGAAGTTTCTGCAAAAGAACTAGACTTAGTTGGTAAACTGAGTAAAATCGTGTGTGGATTAGCCGATGCGGTTGGTTATGTATATCGCAAAGGAAATGAAACGCATATATCCTTTAAGGGTGGTACATCGGATACCATCATGGAGGCTCGTGCAAGACACATAGCCGGAAAGGATATAGTTATTGCAGAAGGTAATGAAGATGGGACACTTACAACACATTGGGATAGAATATTTAAGTAAATTGATGTATCGACTTATTCGATCAACAGCATACTATGCTGAGAATAAATTAGATATGTTAGCATTACGTATATTAAAATAATAGAGATTATGTTTAGTACAAAGACAGCCGCAATTAACAACGAAGAATTTAGTAATAGTAGTTATATGCCAGTAGGCATTAACCAGAATATCACTCTTAAAGAAGTAAACTGTAATAAGTCTCCTCAGGGTCTCGATTTCCTCGAGATTGTATTTGAGAATGAGGATGGTCAGACAGCTACTATGACAGAGTGGAAGAATACAAAGGGAATGTATATTAAGACAGACGAAGACCTGCAGAAGCGTGATAACGCTCAGTTCGGACGAGTTTGTCAGATTCTCGATTGTTTTTATCCGCAGAGACCAGATGCAGAGCTTTCTACATTTAAGGAGATGATCGACTGGACAAAGCAAATGCTTGATCCTATGATCGCTACCAAGAAGAAGCTCCGTTTGAAGGTTATTTACGACAAGAAGGGCTATACTCAAGTAAGTAAGCTTGGAATCTTCGTTGAAGACATGTCTAACACAAATTCGCAGATTAAGCTCTTTAAGAACGATCTTATGGAGCGACCAGTTGTTGCCGACAAGGAGAACAACGATCCGCTTAACGTACCACCAACCGTTACTCCGGAAACTGCGGATGCAGCAGGCGCATCTGACCTTCCATTTTAAGGAATTTACGCCTGAAGAAATAGAAATACTACTTGACTGTATGAAATCCGGTAGATGGTTCTTATACAATCTACATAGCAGGAGTGTCAAACTATACAACAAGTGGTTATACCCAGGGAGGTAATACTGCCATGAAAGGGTATTGGTGGAGCTAGGTAATTCAGTTACCCTTTGGAGGTGAAATGCCTCCAATAAGGCTAGTCAGGGTGTCGTGAGACACATGACAAGAATGGTTTATTTTTGGCGTATTTTCTTTTATCCATTCTGCTAGGTTCGATTCCTAGCATAGCCACAATTTCATTGGTACAAATGTATGTAGAAAACTCCGGTCCGTGAGGATAGGTGCACACTCTTTTTATTGCACCCTGGTTCTCCTGGGGTGCCAGATCTCATGAGTGAACCATACTTAAGTTGGATCTGGGATGTACTAATGAAGTCCCCGACCTGAATATGTCCGTAAACTATTCTACGTCCGTCAACGTAGACCTGAGCATGTCATAAAACTGCTCATTTTATATGGATGGTAATATTCTAGATAGCCGGTTGCATACCTTACGCACGGGAATCATGGGTTCGACTCCCATACCATCCACTAACTTATAAGTTATGTATAGTACTAGAACAGCAATTACTATGTCCTTGAGAGACATCTTGGACAAAGTAAATGATTTAGACATCTATACGTATTGTTTAGGACAATT